GACAAGGTTTAATGTTATGGGGTCTAGAAGGTGATAGTCCTAGCGATAGCCTTAGTTTACCAGAAGCAAGACAACGTGCTGGCCGTAAAGTTATGGAAGCAGACTTTAGGCATCCTACACAGTTATACAAAGACTTGACTAGTATACATGACTTATGTGATTATTTTGCACCATTAGGAAGAACATTTTTAATTAAAGCAGATGCAGGATCATACTTTCCACCTCATAGAGATCATCCTTACTTAACAAGAGATTGTTTTAGAATATGTGCTTTTTTAGAAAATACAGGGTCAGATGAATTTGAATGGATTCATAACCATAAACAATTACCTATTAACTCTGGAGATGTAATGTATGTTGATACAGCAAAAGAACATAGAACACATTCTTGGAGAAATAGAAGTATTCATTTAATAATGAACATTCCTAAAACTTGGGAAAATGTTATGAAACTAATGAGTGTACTTGCTAATTAAACTAAGTTAACCCAAGCACCGGCTTCGTAACCTTGGAACTTATTATCACTTGTGTTATAAATCATCATTCCATTAGCCGCTGTAAGAGCGTTACGTTGAGTAGTAGTCATATTACCTAGTAGCATTTCGTTAGCACCAGCAATTTTAACATTACCGTTAACTTCTAAGGTTGCACCTGGCTCATTTGGAATCTCTGTTTGACCCATGTTGATAGCAACTTTACCAGTTTTATGTACTTTAAGATAATTTGCATATTGCAAAACGCCATCGTGTGATGGAATATAAAGAAAGTTGTCACCTGTTGCTGTTAATGCTCCTTGTGGCTTTTCAACTCCAGTATCTGTGTCAATTGTTGTAAATCTTAATCTACCAATTGAATTACTACTTGTATGTGCACCTGACTGCTTTCTTTTATATGTTGTTATTGAAACATCGCCAGTATGTTCTATGGCAACGTCTCCACCAACTGTAGAAATAACTGGAACATTAATTTCGCTAGTGGTAATTTTGTTTGCAATAGAATCTACAATAGCAGATGAATCATCAGCAAATACTGAACCAACTACATCACCTGTTACACTACCAACTACATTACCAAAGTGCGTGCCGGTACTATTACCAACTACGTTACCTGTAACTGAACCAACTACGTCACCTGTTAAGTTACCTACTACGTTAGTTGCTGTTACTGAACTAGTTACTACTGGTCCTACAATTCTTCCGTTTATAGCATCAACTAGGAGCGTTGAATCATCACCATAAATGTTACCACGTACATCAATTGCTGGGTTATCTGTTGCGGCCCAATTTGAACCGTTATATACAAGTATTTGATCGTTCTGTGCGGCCAACGCTTGTACGTTGCCTAAGTCTTCTAAATTCTGTGTTGATACAGATACTGGAGTACCACCTGTTGTAGCCCCATCTCCAACAAATACTTCTTTGCTGTCTGTTGTGTAAACAAGTTCACCTTCAGCTGGTACATAACCTGGACTGGTTTGTAGTGCCGTTTTGGTGCCTCGTTTGATTCGTAAAGTACCCATGTAATGCTCCTAATTCATTGTTACATGTATTTATATCAAAACTACGATATCTCTACTTTTTCTTTTTAGTAGGATTCTTTAAAAAAGCTCTGGTTTGCTTTTGAACATCGCGTTTTACTTTTGTTGTGTTTAGCCTAAAGTCTACATGTATAATATCATCGCCGTATTCATTAAATAAATCAGCAATAGTATCGTCTAGATTAGCACCTGTGCTACGTTTAGCATTACAATCTATTTCCCATATTTTGCCTTTTTTAAACTCGATACGTATCGAATGAAGATAATTTATAGGTATAGTTTGTATGTCTATATCTTTAAAAACTTCAGGCCAATGTCTAATTACATCATCAGGTAGTGGCTTTGGCACTAGTCTTCTTCTTTGTCGTAGGAACAAGCTCTTCTGCTTGTGCTCTAAGTGCCTTTGCTTCTTTATACAATCTATCAGCATCACTGCGATATTTCGCGGCTAAATCAGCATCAGTTAACACACCGTTTGTTGGTGCTTGTAAATTAGCAGTTTGTGCTTCAGCTACAACTGCCTTGTTAGCAGTCTTTGGCATTTCACTAACACTACCAGCTTCGGTCATTGTTGTACCTGCAGGTAATTCATTAGGATCCTTCATTGCTAAGTCAGCAATAGTAACACCTCTTTGATCTGCAATAATTTTGTTTAATTCGTCTAAACCAATTTGTGTTGCAGTGTTAGGAGTCATTTCAACTTCTGTCATTGGCATAGATTGAAGTTTTCCTGTGCTGTGAAATCTTGCTAACATATTGGCACCGTCACTTAGTTGTGTTCTTGCCATTACTTCTGCAAACTCAAATGCTGTTTGTGCTGAGTTACTTTCTACAGTTTTGATTAATGTATCGTGATCTGCATCGCTTAAGGTAGCGGTATCAATTACTAGAGAATTTGCAGGAGGATTTTCTCCTGGAATAACTCTGTATGCTACTACAACTTTACGATTGTTTGTCTTAAGTCTGCCTACGTGTTTGATTTCAGCCATTACTTATCTCCCTTAGGTGCTTCTGGTGCTGGAGCAGTTCCTTCTTTTTTAGCATCTTCTTCTGCCTTTTGAACTGTTTGCAAGAAAGCATCTAGTTTGTTAAATGTTTTACCAACTGCTTCCATTTCGTTGGCTTTGAATGCACCTCTTTGTGAGGCAACATCAATAATAGATCTTAGTACTCCAAGATCTTGTACAGTAAGTTCAACTGGTGCAGTTGGTGCACCTGTTTGTGGTGCTTCACCTGCTGGTGCCGCTTGAGCTTCTGCTGTTTTAGTTTCTTCTGACATATTCTTTACTCCTTGTATGTATTATATATGCACTTAATATTTATTTGTACTTCAAAAGTGGACACGCCAAAACGAAATATGATAGTTCTTTTGGGTCTTCAAATCCGGCTCTAAGTACTGTTTCGATTTTGTTTTCTTTAGTTAATCCAATTACCTTCTTTAAAAAATACCTCTTTTTTAGATTAGTATCTATCCATTTAGAAATGGCAGACTCTATATTATAGGTATGTGATAAATCAATCGTAGCAAGATGCGAAGGCTCATAAGATAACCTTCTTATCTCAAAAAAATCTTGAGCTGATACTCTGTTTTTAACTATCAACGTGCCTCCTCATAGTGAGCAGTTACACCAAATGGTGCTTTCGTATTCTTATCGTGATGTCCATGTATAATGAATACTGTTTCACAGTAGTCCTCATCACCCCAACTACCAAATGGATAACCATCTGTAAACATAATAAACTTTTTAGGTTGTATATCGTTTTGTTTCATGTATTCCCAATTACAATCAAAGTCTGTACCACCGCCACCTTGTACATCATATTCTAAAAGATTTTCACCACCGTCTCCAGTAAAGTCTGCTTCATTATAAACGGCAGTGTCAAAACACCATAATTTAATATTGTAGTCTTTGTACTCGTCCATAATACCTTTTATTTCTGATAGAAATACTTTTGCTTGACTGTCACCGATCGAACCACTCATATCAATTCCTATAGATACATCAATTGTATCCATAAAGTTCATACCCGGAAGTATTGCACCAGTATGCCAACCTTTACGTGAAGGACGACTAAATGTATAATCGTTTCTAATTGTAGATTGTATTTGTTGACGTAACAGTTCACGCCAGTTCATTTTAGGTTCTGTAAGTTCTTTAATAATACGTTGCACTTCTGCAGGTGTGTTACCAGCACCAGCCGCCTGTGCAGAACTTATCATGTTTTCTTTAATCTCATCTCTAATTTTTTTAAGTTCTTCTTTTGAATAAGTAGGTCTGCCTTCACCGTCTTTGCCTTCTTTGCCTTTTGCCTTACCCTTGTCATCTCCACTAGGATCTTTTTCCCAGTCAATGTGTTCATCAAGTAAGTCGCCAAGTGCTTCTAAATACTCTTGTCCATTCTTTTCGGCTTGATCAAATAGGTCATCGTATACAGCCTCTGACATCCAACCTTCGTATTTGAAGTCTTGATAACACTTAACAATTTTAACCATTTCACCAATACGGTCACGTACTAGTGTATTGTTTACGATGTAATCACATGCGATATTGTGTAGTATTGGAATACGATCTTCTCTACGTGTAATATGATCAAAAACACAATGTAAAATCTCGTGTGCGATTACAAATTCTATTTCCTTATTGCTCATAGCATTAAAGAATTGTGTATTATAATATAAATGTCTTCCGTCTGTAGCGGCAGTAGGACACCAATCATCACAGTTTTTAACAATAAGCCTAGTAGCCATATTGCCAAAGAATGGATGTCTAAGTAGTAAACCAACACGAGCAACGATAATCCTGTCAGCTACATCTACTCTCATTTCTGCAAGTTCTTCTGGTGTAATATCTGGATTAGGTTCAAAACCTTTTGTATCTATGCCCATATTGTGTACTCCTTGTGTGCCATTTTATACTTACAGTATACAGTATTTAATACCATTTGTCAACAGTTTTGGTAAAATATTGGGCAAGGTCTTATGCATGCCTTGCCCAATATTACCGTGCCTATTAGGCACTCTGTGCGGCTTGGATATACTTACCAAAACGCTCATGGAACTCATCAAAACACTCTACTTCATCTGGGTCGATTGGAAGTGAGTATTGTGTTAGAGCTAGTTTGATACCCATAACAACTAATTCAGTATCAAAGTTATCCATTGCAAACCTTAAGAAGTTATTTACTTTGTTGTCAAACTTCTTATCGTTTTTATCGCATGCGTCTTTAAGTTCATAGCAAAGTGAAACAGTCAAGGAATACATGGCACTGATTTCTTTAGTTTCACAATCCTTAACCTTACCTTCAAGTATGTCAGTAGGGTCAGGAAGTTTTGAAGCAACCTTACGATGCGCCATAAACTTAACGGCAAGTCCTTCGCCGACAGAACCACTTACCAAATCGGTAGTGGTGTTCTCATCATCATCGTCTTCGATAAGCTCGGAAACAAATGACCAAGAACGAGGTGTAGCAAACGAACGACTTGGGCTCTTTGGATCAAAGTCATACAAGTCCTTCTTGCTAAAAGTCAAGTAACCAACAACATCTTGGTGTATGTCGTTGTCTACTGCCCACTGGAACCAGTCATCAAAATCAACTGCTAGTTCTAAGTGAACAAATCTATTTGCTAACGGAGCAGGCATTCTATATGTAACACCTTTGTCAGCATCTCTATTACCAGCCGCAACAATCAAAACATTGTCTGGCAATTTGTATTGTCCAATACGTCTGTTAAGAATAAGTTGGTAAGCGGCCGCTTGTACAGCCGGAGCCGCAGAATTCATTTCGTCTAAGAACAAAACGATATAATCGAATTGTTTAGCAAACTCTTCCGTAGGAAGTTCTTGCGGTGGTGCCCAAGCCATTACATTATCATTTGCCGAATAGTATGGAATACCTTTAATATCTGTAGGTTCCCATAGTGACAAACGAATGTCAATTAAGTGTGAATTTTTTAGTGAGTGAGTAATTTGTCCAACAATGTCAGACTTGCCAATACCTGGGGGTCCCCACATAAAGACAGGACGTTTCTTCTTAAAGGCTCGCATAATGCTCTTTTTTGCGCCATTAGGTGAAACAGTACGTAGTGTAGTATTTTCCATGTTATATTCCTCGTTTGTTGTTATCAGTGCCATACTTTAATTTCTAAGTATGTATATATAATACACTCGTTATACCCTAAAGTCAACCACTTTTGGACATTTTTTACAAATTATTTTTTTCATACCATTTAATAGAACCTATGCGACAGACGCCTAAAATGTACGATTTTCACGTCTAAATGGCTCTTAAACTGCGTTTAACGTTTTTCTGGGGTGTTTGTATGTATTAGACTATAAGACCGTTATAAGAGCATTTAATGACGGTTTATTCGTGCCTTTTCATAGCTTTTGTAAGTCCGTACTTACGAAGATCGCCACTAAAAAGGTGTAATTCCATGCTCTTTTTTTCGTCTGTAACCCATATACTATAGCTGGTTAGATAGTAAGGACATGTAATAAACTGGTCTAAAAATATGTAAGTTTGGGTTGTAAATTTAAAATCCCTAGGAAATGGTATCTCATACATCTGAATATCTAGAGTTCCCTGTAAGAAATCAAAGCCATCTTCTGTAAGTCGTAGCCCACCTTCTGATTTGCCACGTGTATTTTGCCACCAGTCAGACATGTACTGTTTAACATTAGCATCACTAATAGCTGTGTCTGATTGTTTTAAGAAAACCTTAGTGTATGTTTCTTTCCAGTTCATTCATCTGTAACCAATTCGCCTGATGTAAGTTTGTACACGGCGAAGTCTTCACTTCTGAAAAGGTCATTAAGTTTCTTTGCTAGATTGTGTGCATGTCCTGGATTAGAAAAAGATACTTTCTTATATTTAGGACCTGGATAATTCGTAATTGCATTTGATGTTTTTAGATTGAATGGAGCGCCTTTATAGAACACTGCCCATATGGCTTCTGCTTGTAAAACTTGCTCACACTTGTAAGATGCTTTGTCTACATTCTCTAATATAATCGTTGGTTTTGGTCTACTCATTTGCGTAATCCTTTTAATTAACTACGCATATATTTATCTTTTTTTAGTAGAAAACTGCTAGTATTAAACTTGTTTTGCGGTTAACGCACCAATTAATTGTTTAAGTTGTTTTTCGTCTACACAAAATACACTTTGTATCTTTCTAGGATATCTATATTCTTGTAGTAACTTTTCTACTAATATTGGGTAATATTGGGGATCAGTAATACTTGCTTCACAATAGTCTTGTGATTCGTATGTTGGCTCAGTAAATATATAAACACTCCTATCCGCAGTAACAGGCTCACCTGGATCAAGCATGAATAGAACTATAATAAACCACTTCATTTCCAGTCACCACCGCCGTCCATAGTAACTGTAACTGTTTCATTATCAGCACTAGATTTGTTATCAACGATAAGTTTTTCTAGTCTGCCTTGATGATTTGCCATTACAGTTCCTAAGGCATACACAAGAGCTTTTGCTTGTGCTAGTGGAATTCTGATTTCTTTTTGGTTTGTACTTTCAGCAGTCTTTACAACTTGTATAAACTGTTGAATTGGTATAGTATTAATTGGCTCGTTTGTTTGCATCTGATAGTTCCTGTCTCATTGTAAATTCAGTTTTGAAAGGACCTCTGTAATCATACTTTTCAAGTGTAACTAGTTTAGGACAGAAACTTCTTACCCAACCCTTGTCAAAATGAATAATATAGTATCCTGCCGCATACAAACTCTTAGACTTCCTACTTTTAGTAAAGAGCGGTAATTTCTTTTGTACATTATACATTATATTGTAAGGTGTACTAGACGTCGAAAAACCGTGTATTTCTTTAGCAGTACTACTACCGTCTGATATAGTTGATTTATCGTAACTAATTCCTCCAATAAAACTATTAAATGATTTAATGTCAGTAAAGTAATCTGTTCCTGATGAACAACTATACATGTATCTTTTGTCTTCTTGTTTCGATAGTGTACCAATACGTTCACCATCTTTTTCTACAATCCAAAATTTATTCTTTAGGATTGGCTTTGCCTTAATTGTCATTCTTGCCTCCATGTTATGAATACCTCGCATTGAGTGGATCAGCATATAACTGAATATTGTCTGCAATACGTTGCATATCGTGTTTTGCACAAAATTTCATAAGACGCATACCTACTTGTGTAACTTCTTTTGCAACCATGTTGTCTTCGATTACATCGTTAATAATACTTCTAATGTTGCCGGGTTGTGCAGTTAAGTCACAAAGGACAACGTTACGTTGATAGTCATCAAGTACACGATGTTCTACACCTTCGTGATCAGTCCAGCGTTGTAGCATCATGTTGTTCCAGTTAAAGCCTTTATTGTCTTTATCTTCAAATGCTTCAATAAGACCGACTTTGTTCTTAGTACCTTTTGTACGTACACCAGGGTATGCACTAAACACATTATCACTTGTGTCACCACGCATACACTTTTCAAACAACATAAATTCTGGATTAGGAGCA